GTCACCCTTATCGCCTTTATCACCTTTATCGCCTTTTATACCTTGCAATCCAGCTGGTCCTGGTACGCCTTGCGGTCCAATATCGCCCTTGTCACCTTTATCGCCCTTATCACCCTTAACGCCTTTAATTGTGCTTGCGGCTTTGTTCATTTCTTTCACAAAATCGTCAAAAGTAATGGTCGTAATCGTGGTGCCATTAGCGCTTTGAATGTTATTGGTAATAGTAAACCCTGTTGACCCATCACTAGGGTAGATTGACGTCCCGGTATTATCAACCACCCATACTTCAATGGCATAGCTACCAGCGGTTAACCTAGTCATCAAGTCAGCAGTAAAGTTAACGGTAACTTGACCAGTCGTTGGGTCTGTTAAACTAGCTGGGTCAACTGTGGCCGATTTAAGGTAGCCACTAGCATTACCCAATTTAACAGTAATTGAAGTGACCTTAGTTAAGTCCGTTGCCACATTATCATTGCCACAAATTAATGTGAAGCTAGTGGTGGTATCGCCAATTTTAACCGTCTGTGGTGAAGTATCAGTAAAACTAAGCGTTTTTGCCATCTTTAGGCGCCTCCTTCTCAGCCAACTTGGCATTAAGCTGGTCAATTTGAACTTGAGCCATCGCTAATTGCTGGTCTTTAATGGCAATCTCTTGAGCATAGTTACTCGTCAGCTTGTTGATTAAAGCTTGTGCATCAACATTCATAATTTAAGCCTCCTGTGTGGTCGTTGTCGTGGTCGTGGTAACTGGTTTTAAAGCGGTCAGACTGTCAATCAGTGTGTTTAACACCTTCAATTTAACCCTATCAGTGCCCCCAGCACCCCCAGCAATAGCAGTGTTAAAGTCATCCATGGTAATACTTACCTGTGAGCTAATACCCAGCGTGTTAATCTGAATGCTGATTGTCATAATGTTGTTCGTGTAATCTGGTTTATAGTTTGTAATTAAAATACTATCCATTTAATTTGGCCTCCAATTTATTTAATCTAGCTTCCAATTCCATGTTGTGACCGTTTAATTGGTCAATTTCTTTCTGTTGTTCCTGTACCGTGGCTAGGGTGGCGTTCAGTAGCACACTGTCATCCACCCCACATAGCTTGCCATCTTCATCACGACTGATAAATACATCTGGCAATTGCCACTGTTTTGTTACATTAACGTCGTCAACAATGCTAGATAATCGCAAATGACTGGTATTATCGTCGGTTTTGTATTGGTATGTTGCCAAGTCAATTGAGTTAACTAGTTGTGCCCAATAGGCGGTATCAGCCTTTTGCACGTCCCGCTTAACGCTTAATAGGGACGATTTAACTAAGCTATTATAGTGAACGTCACCAGCATAAATGTCGGCGGCACCGCCTCTACCCTTGGCAAAGTGAATAGCATCACCATCAGCACTAGTAAACGTATGGCCGGTATTAATTTGGAAGTTACCAATATCTAGCTCACGGTTAAACTGAATGACGTTTGAGCCAGCTGTATCAGTGCCAAAGTTTGCAATATCAGATCCAGAAAAATTGGTAACTCGACACCAAGTAGAAGCTTGGTCTGCAATAATGTTGCCGTAACTATTAAATGAGATACCTGTTCCGTTCATTTGAAGACCACTAAAATGAATGGATTGCGTGCTTCCCCATAAATGGATCCCATTTAACGGGCTAAGCACGACTTGGCCAGTTAATTGATTACCGGAAACAGATTGTTGAAAGCCCACGTCAATTCCATTCGTAAATCCTGAATTAAGTGCTAATTCGTCACCGGAGAACACCCCGTCGTAAGCTTCGTATTGATTACTATTAGAATGAACAGCTCGGTATTTAGTTACAAATGATCCTGCCGACATCTCTGTTCGTAGTCCGTCCATGCTATTAAAACCAGTAGTTGCTACCAAACCATCTGGCGTAATAGTTGTTGGATAGAATCGACTAGTGTTATAAGTGCTGCTAATAATGTCGCCACCATGGAATATTGTCCCGTTAATAGTTGAACCATTAATAACTGAGCCATCTATTTCGCCAGCACTAACAACATTGCCTATATCTGGCTGGTAACCAGTTGCTTGAGCTGTTTGAGTTAGCATAGGTGAGCTAAAATAAGCATTACCATGTCCATTGTATGACCAGTATTGTAGTCCAACATATACGGCGTTACTTGGTGCAACTGCGTTATTAATAGTCACATAACGCCAATCCTGTTTTGAACCGATACCGTTCCAAACTTGATTAGCATATGCACCATCAATACGATTACCATTTGAGTCAAAAAATGCTAACGTGAATGCGTACATCAAGCTAGTGTCACTACCTAATTCTAAGAACCATACAGAAGCACTAAACGGTTGACTAAACGATTGACTAGTAATTCCGTTTAACGGGTATAATTTAGTTTGTGCAAATAGATTCCAAACTCCGACTCCGGTAGTGTTATTAAAACCAATAGATTTTACACCATCGTGAGTAACGTTTAAGCCGCAAAAACCATTGTTGGTTAAACTCCATCCGGGGACTGCAGTCCAGCTACTACCCAATAGTGCAGCATTATAAACTAGGTTAGTAACCCCTCGTACGGTTAAATTGCTAGCCACCACATTACCATTTGCATCGGTTGTAAATGAGCCATTAGGCGTGCTAAATGAGTTGGCAACAATATCGACACCTTTAAGTGAACCAGTGGTAACATCACCTAAATTGGCACTTAAAGCTGATAGTTTTCCGACATTTAACCGGTCAGTGCTCATTGTTCCAGTGGTAATGTTTGATGCGTTGATATTTTTACCAGCAATCGTATTAAAGTCAATTGAACCAGCTGTTAAATGATTAGCACTAATGTTGCCTACTTTAGCGTCAGTGATAGCAGCGTCAGCTATCTGAGCTGTACCAACAGCCAACTTGCCTATCTTAGCATTAGTAATTGCACCATCACCTATTTGTACCGTACCCACGGCTAGTTCAGCAATATTGGCACTATTGACAGCCTCATTACCAATCTGGGCATTGGTAATTGCACCATTGGCTATCTCAGCCGTACCGATGACCCCTTTATCAATAACCGTCTCTGTTGTGATATGGACTACTGAGCCATCCTTAACACCTGCACTCAACGTCTGATAATCAGCACTTGCTTTGTTGGCATTTACTGTTGCTGTACTACCAGCCAATATGGCACTAGATGCTGCTTGACTAGCATTGTTAGCAACACTGGTCGCATTATCACCAGCACTTTTAGCTTGGCTAGCAGCTGTAAGTGCCTGTGATGCAACCTGACTAGCATTATTGCCCGTTGTAGTTGCCTGTGAAGCTACTATGACAGCACTAGAAGCCGCTTGACTAGCTACCGATACACTAGACTGCATGTTATCAATGTCATTGTTAAAGCTATTGCTTAAGGCGGTCTGTACATTGCTTAGAGCCGTATTATAAGCGCCTGTGAGGGCCTTATAAGTGTCCCGGTCAACGTCACTAGCCTTAGTAGTATCCGTTAAGATGGTCGCCATAAAGGTGTTCAGGTTAGTGTAAGCTGTTGTTAAAGCAGTCGTACTGATATTGGCATCTTTAGCCCGCTTTAAAATCACATTGTACTGGCTAGTTAATCCGTCATACTGTGAGGCCTGTGTCTGCTTTTCAATGACACTCATTAAGTTGGGGTCATTTAAGTTGGTGACTCCACTAGCGGCATTATCAGCCGTATTTTGAGCATTGATAATTTTGATGCCATCATCGGTTAAGATGACTTGAGTTGCATTAGATTCAGCCATTTAATTCACCTCCCTTCTAATCGTCCGTGTTATCATTTTCACCGATCGTACCCTTATCAATCGAACTAGCCACTGGGCGTTTCACAATGGGGATTGTGTACACTTTTTCCTTTTCAGTTGAATAGGGGTCAATTTCTAATACCCGCGTGTTGAAGGTCACTAACAAGTAGGCCTGTGTGCCTTGGTAAAAGACGTTGACAGTTTCAACTTCACGACTTTCATCGGTCAGGTTGGGCATTACCATATCATTGTCAAAGTAAGCTTCAAACTCGGCCCCTTTATGGACGACATTTAATGCCCACACTTTATGCGGGTCGTTAGTAGTCTCAGCTTCACCACCACCGGCCGCAAAGTAGAAGTATGGGAAGTCTAGACATTCCGATTGGTAAGTATTCTTATTAAAATCAATCCCATAATCCGTGATATTAAAGTTGTATAGCACGTTATAATTGCCGGCTAGCAGGTCACTAGCTTTGAGAATGTCGGTACTACCATCGGAGTAGCCAATTGAGACCATATCGTGTTGACGGTCATAGTTAATGCGGCCGTACCCTTTAAGGGGCATAATCTGTTGAACTCGTTTATCGGTAGGCTGTAAGGTAACTCCCGGTAAATATGGGAAACGCACAAGAATATAATTATGGTCATTCTTCAAGCTCACAATGTTCCAGATGTAGACCGTGTTATTAACTTCCTGTACTCCAAACGTCCCACCATGTTGCCCATGGACTTGCACCATCACCGATTGCACGGCAAACTTGCTATCCTGTAAAGCAAACATGGTATCACCAGAGCCACTGTCATCACGAGCACGACTAGTTAGGTACTGTCCATTGCTTAACCGTGCCATATATTGAGTGGCTGAGTGGGCACCATTATCGTCTGGGCCATAGACGCCTAAATAGCTAATCCCAGTGGTGTCTAGCTTAATTTCAGGGTCATCTTGGATATAGTCGGATTCAATTGTCCCGTGCAAGGTACCAACAGCGTTACTAGCCGCATTGATTAAGTAGCCCGTTTGTTGGTAGCTAGTGTCAACTGTGCCATCGGTATTATAGCGGCGCCAGATAAAGCCCTTGCTGTCAATGTACGATGAGATATTGGTGCTGCCCTCCCAAGCTTGTAAGATTAAGCGCTTAGTCTGGGCGGTATCAGTGAAATTGTTACCGTCAGGCGTTAAAGCGACCGGTTTAATTGAACTAGCGTCCTTCTTAGCTTCATCAACCGCCTTACTGAGTGCATTCTGATATTGTTCCATCCACGCCGGGGTGGCAGCTTGAACAGTTGTATACTCGCCAAAGCCAACCGTGTTGCCATAAGGGTTAGCAAAGCTGATTGTCCGTTGAATAACCCGGCCACTGGCATCTAATACGGGCTCAATTAACTCATCTTTAAACCTAATTGTGGCGCCTAATGGTGGATTAAAGTTTGGTGTTACGTTCACCTCATAATACGTTCTAGGGTGGTTGTATAGCTTGAGCATATCCTGAGCCCATGACTTTAAACCGGCTGAGTTACTAATCTGATTAGCAGTAACAATGGCTTCATAGTATAATCCGGCTTGCCAATCAGGGTTATATTTCTGGTTGGCCTCATCATCAACGATATAGGGCTTACCATCATTGACCACTGCAATCGTGCTACCATTAGCCCCATAAGGAATCAGCTTAGTTACAGGTGTTGATACCGTTGTCCGTTTAATACTAGTCATGTTCTTACCAAATACAGCCTCGTTATAGACCACGTCATTGTTCAGCTGGTCAGTAATGACACACACCTTTTTAGTAATGTTACCCTGTGAGTCAATCTCAACATAAGGGTCAATCTCAACGTTGTAAGTCTGGATTAGCGTCTGTAATAACGTGCTAGCTTTAGTCTTGCCATCAATGGAAATTGTCGGAGTCATCACATTAGTGGTCTGATAGTCTAGCGTCCAACCAGTGGCATTAAAACATTCGTTAAAGGCTGTTTGAATCGTGCTTACACTAGTGTTATTAGCAATAGGGTAATGATGGGCTAAACTGTACAAGCATAAATTGGTAAAGTTAGCTGTTGTGACGTGCTTAACAGCTGCGGAATTACTTTCTTCCACGCTGTATATACGCATGACATACCAATGACCTGATAGCTCGTCATAATAGGCTAAGTTGTTACCAGCCACTACCTTGTCTGAATCAGGTTGGCCTTGAAGCACGTCTAATGAACCTTGATGGTCAAACTTCTTAGACTGGGCATTTAGATTAATTGTGCCGTTAAACGTGTCATTAGTACCCACATTAACGTCATCATCATAGCTGGTGCTAGTTGTATCTGAGTCGGCTAGTTGAATTTTGATGCTGTCATTAGAAAACTTAGTAGCTCCATCAACGGTCAGGGTACCAATCCGCTTTAAATTTGAATCTAGAATTAAATACTGGTTATTTAAAGCCATCTGTTAACCTCCTTATTTAGTTATGTATGTAAAAAGGCCACCCTTAATTGGGAAGCCTTTAAAGTGTTGTTATAGTAATCTGGGTAGATATTTAAGTGTGATTTGTGCGTCATCTAGGTCACCAATCATCGTCAAGCTATTAACCCCCGGACTAAGCTTGGGATAATCAGTTGACCAGATTGGACTAGCTAGCTTACCACCCACTGTGGTGCTATCATTCTCACAATTTAGAACAATCTCTTGACCGGCATTAGCAATATATTTAGGCTTGTCCTGAGCCACATTATTAACTTGGTAAATGTCTAGATGAGTGATTGATAGATAAGGGTTCTCATAGCCCACCTTTTGGTCATCCTCGGTAATCGAGTGTTTAAAGAATACTCCACCGATACCACCTAAAGCCGATTGATACTTTGAATCCCTATCAACAAACGTGCCGTGTACAATTAGAAACCGTTTAGGGTCTTTACATGGTTGCCCATTATGACTACCACTGGTGTAGTATTGCGTGATTGACCAGCTAAACACCTTACCGTTCTTAGTTAAATCTAATTCCAACCAACTAGTGCTTAGTGCCGACTTTTCTTCTTTGTTGACCACCGTTGTATACTTGTCAACTTTACGCTTAATCGTCCTAGTGGTTACTTTGCCATGCTTGTTACGTGACCGTTTAACCACTGTCTTGGTCGTAGTGCCAGTCTTAATTTTAATCTTCCGGTCACGGCCATTGCTAGAGCTACCAGATGGGCCTTTGCCATTGTAGAACGTCTCATGTTTGCCATCACCACCGGCAAACGTGCCACCGGGCTTAGTTATTTGTAAGTAACACGTTGGTGTACCACCGGAATTGGTATCAGCTAGACCAAAGCGGCCAATCGTCACCCCATTAGGGTCTAACAACAGGACTTCCACACGCCCCATTGCACGCCCATTGTGAGTACCTGAGTGCTTGATGTGGTGGATTCTGGTCTTAACTCGATAGTTAGTCAGACTGTTAGTCATACCGGTAAAACGAACAGCGGGACCATACCAGTCTGGCTGATGCGTACCATATTGTTTAACCCCATTAGCTAGCTTGACCATTAACACTTGGGTATCTCGGTTGCTATCAGCTTCACCTTGATAAACGTACTTGCCGGCGGTCTTCATCTGAGCAATGGCATTGGCATCATTAGTCCACTCAGCCATGGTATTTAATACGTCACTGTTCACAACTTGCGTGTAAGGCTTTACGGCCACTGCTTGGTCTTCATCACTATCTGGCCCTAGTCCATATTCACCACCATTTAAGGTGAAACCAATGTGCTTTAAATCCCGCTTAGGCACGACCTGAATAACTGGCTCTGTTCTAGCGGTACCATCAACAGTAATTGTATTTAAACCGTTCTTTAACGGTGTTTCAACCTGTGGTAAGGTTGCCCGTGGGTCGGATTGCACAAAGGTAATCGTTAGTGTAGCGTCCCACGCCCCCTGATTAATGAACTGTGGATCGCTAATCGCAGTAATATGCCCCCAGTAAGTCACTTTGGGTTCAAAGCCAAAGACTAGTGGGTACTCTTTACTATTATCACTTGGATCATCACTTAGCAATAAGCCGCTCAAATTATGCATAATCTGATTGTATTTGTCCTGACTGCCACGAGCGATAATAGTTATTGGAATACTGATTGTCCGACTAGTATAGTCCATACCATTAAATTGATTACCATACATGGCGGGGATATCGGTTGCTTGCTCGGCCATGGCTGGTGCAGTTGGCAGTGTTACTGCTCCCATAATGGCTTGCAAATCATCGCGGCTATTTAAGCCAGCATATTCAAAATCATTTTTATTCAAAACAGACAATTATATCGCCATCCTTGTTTAATTTTAACTATGTAAAAAAAAGAGCCTTCTAAGGCTCTTCAATATATTAATACTAATACCCCATCATTTGACTATATTGTGACGTCTTCTTGGTGTTTGACTTGACCGCATTAACCACGTCAGAGTTGGCAACAACTGCTTTAACATCTCCTTGGCCAGCTACCAAAGCATCTAGTGAAGCTATAACCTGCTGTTTGAATGCTTCGTTGTAATCAATCTTGTCGTTACCGGTATTCATCACATTAGTACCATCTTGAGCTCCGAACTTAGCCATTATCTGTTGCATAATTTGGTAAGCCCGTGAACGCTTAGATAAGTCCATCGGAACTATGGCTTCTGGCAAGTTGCCTTCAAACAATTTGTAAACGCCCGCTTTGTTTCCGAAACCACCATTCTCAAATCCTTTAATATAGCGATAAACAGCTGACGCCTGACTTTCACGAAGCCCACCGGTGCCGTTCATAGCACCGCCTGATTCCCACGTTGCAAAGAATTTATATGCGGCTTCTGTTGGATTGGTCATACGTAGAACAGATTTTAACAAACTACTCTCACCGGGCTCGTTAAGAGCGTAATTAATTTGGCCAGCAGCTGAGTCCCATGCATATCCATGCTTTCTAAGCCAGCTTCTTAATGCTGTTTCACGAGTGAACGTCCATTGCCCCAACCCAGTACCATGATCAAGTGGATCGATGGCAGTAGGGGTCAAGTTTGATTCGATAACCCAATTTCCTAGAACACCGGCAATACCACCATTATTTGAAGCGGGATAGCCATGTTTAAATGCTCTAGCCAATTCTCGTGCACGGGAAGCAACACTACCGGACAGCTTAATGTTGCCAACTCCTCCACCGAAGTTGTCAGCTAAATCAGAAATAGCTTTTGCAAATCCCTTTAAAGCTCGGTCAACTAGTCCTTTGCCTAAATCATGGCCGATTGAACCGACTCCTGGAGTTTTAGTTGGATCAAATGTCTTTAAAGCCATTGACTTTAAAGTTTTCAATGGGTGAGTTATCTTAGACAATGCATCCATTGCTTTATCACTAACGCTGTCGAAGATAGAAGTAGCGCCGCTCTTAATTTTCTTTAAAAACGACGCGATATCAATAGTGCCTTTGGCATATCCAGGAAGCGTATGTCCCAGTCCGCCGTTAAAAAGCTTAGCAGTATCACCAGCATTAAGAATCTGATCACCAGGTTTAACATTAACCACTTCAGCACCATTCATACCCAGAAATGACACTTTCCCATTGTCTCTATCAATTTTAGCCTCGATACCGCCTTCGCCAACTAAAGCTCTAGCAGTGCCAACAATACCGCCGGAAGCATAAGCTCCCATCGTTACTGGAGTATAACCTGATGGATAAGCGCCAACATTGATTGGTTTAATACCAAATCCTTTAACCAAATTGTTAAAGAAACTAGTAATGTTCTTCCAGATACTATGCGTACCGGAGCCTTGTTTATCAGCAGCATTCATTGAACTATTAGCTTGTCGCATCTGATGGCGAACAACCTCTTTAGACTGACCGGTAGCGGCCGCAATAGAATCAGCTTGCTGGTCTTGTTGCTTTTTTGTAACTTTCTTACGCTGCTGCTCAATTTCATTGGTAACTGATTTATGCTGATCAGTAGCATGTTTGGTAACTTTTTTGTATTGGTCATTAGCAGCATCATCTGTTTCGTCGCGCTGGTGTTTTGCCTTAGAAACAATATCGTCATGTTGCTTTTTAGAAATTGCATGTAAATCATAATATTCATGATCAGCTGTTTTTTTAGTTGATTTGTAAGTTTCACTAGCAGAATCTTTAAGCTCATCACGTGTCTTGCGTGCGGGCTTAACAGCTGCATTATATTTTTTGTTTGCATTTTCTTGTGTTGCTTTCAAGTCTCGCGAGTTAAGCTTTCCTCTATCGCTAACCAGTTTAGATAAAATTGATTTTTGTTGAGCAGCCCCTTTTGAAACGGATTTTGATACTGATGAATTAAGCTTATACTCATCAGCTGCATACTGTTTTACGTATGATCGATGAGCAGATGCCAGCTCTCTATTTTTTTCTTTCTCATACCGTTCTGAATTCCGACCATATTTTTGTGCAATTTTTTCAAGCTTACTAGTTCCACCGTTTTCTATGGTTCTTACTCGTGAATAGTAATCTTGAGTATCTTTTTGCATAAGAACGATTGTAGCCTTTTTTGAAGCCGCCGCTTTCTTATCTGACTTTTGTTGTTGACTTAAAATCTTGTTTTCTTCTTTTTGAGTCATGGATCCATTCTTAACTAATTTGTCCAAATCTTTCTTAGACTTTGATTCTTTATCTTTATAATAAGAATCAACTGAACACCCCATTTCACCAAACAATTTGTCAGTTTGTGCCTTGGTTTTAGCATAACTAGATGGATCAGCAGACATTTTTACAACCAAAGCATTTTTAAGCTTCTTGCTATAACCACTTAACTTAGTTTCAACTTTTTTAGTGTCCGTAGAAACATTTATTTTAACTGCTTTAGGCTGAACTACATGTACTTTAGGCTTATTGTCATCTAATCCTTTTTGAATTTTAGTTCCCAATAGCTTGCCTATTTTTTCACCACCAAATGCACCAAGCATGCCACCGACTAAAGTCCCAGCACCTGGTAGCATAGCTGTTCCTAGCGCTGCACCGCCAGCAGCACCACTCAGATTTCCAACAAATGAACCAACGTGTGAACCCACTGTTTTTTTAGTTGTACCAATTAAATCAGTACTTGCCGTCAATACATCTAGTAAGCCAACACCACCAGCTAGCTTGCTAAACTTACCCATATCAGCCAGTTTCCCTAGTCCCTTGGCTTTACTACTATATTTCTCAACTCGGCTTAGTTCCGAAGACTCTCTAGTGGCTGTCTCAACACCTTTAGCGCTACCAACATCATCTAGCAAGCCGCCAACATTGCTTGTGCTAATCTCAGAGTCCGCTTTTTTAGCCTGCGCATTGCGCTTGATTGCTGCTGTATTTTCGTCATAATATTCAGTGTTTTTCTTAATACTTAATGCTTCAGTTGCCCATTTAATTCCGCTCATAACTGAGCTCACAGTCCCCATTGCTTTTCCGGCGGCCCTAGTTGACTTTGTGATAATCCACCATGCTGCTCCAAATTTTGCAATGGTTTCTGTGTGCCCACCAACCATACTGAGTAACGGCTTTAAAAGTGCATTGGTTATTTTAAGCGATTCAATTAACGTTTCAAAGCCCAGGCCACCCAAGTTTTTGACAGTTTTGAAGAAATTAACAATTTCCGGAGCATTTTTGGCAATAGAGTCAGAAGCTTTGGTGACACCCTTGGCTAAGTTATCCATTGCATCATTCATTGCTTTTGGTGCCGACTTGACATCAAAAGCTTTAGCAAAGGCTTTAGTAATCGTGCTAATACCTTTTTCTGCCGCTACACCGACCTTATTAAATTCCTTGTCAGTCCGTTTATCAGATACCCATTTTGAAACTGCGCCATAGATTGGATTTTGAGCGGTTAAAATCGGCTTTTCAATATCACCGATTAAGGCTGGAACACGTGCCTTGATCGTTCGTTCCATACCAACCATCGTATGTAACATGTTGTCGGCGGCTTTATCGTATTTTCCGGATCCAAGTTGGTTGAAGGTCTTTTCAATATCTGATGCTGAAATTTTTCCTTGTTTGGCCATTTCACTTAAATCAGCAACCGTTACTTTCTTACCATGATTGACTTGGGTTTCGTACTTGGCCAACTGTTCACGGAACATCGGGAAGTATTGACTAATTTGGTTCAGCATACCAGCATTGGCTTTACCGCGTGATAAGCCGTTGACCATATCTTGGGTAACCGCCTGAATTTGTTGGCTATCTAAACCAACAGCGTCAGACATGTTCAGCATGGATTTGGTTAGTTCATCCGATTCTTTTTTATTGGAATGTAAATGATAAAAGCCTTGCTCTAGTTCATTAACAACATCTACGGCTTGACCGGTCTTAACAGATAAGTCGTTGATTGTTTTAACCATTGCGTTAGATTTGCCAACAGTGCCAGTTAAAGTCAACCAAGTGGCCGCCATTTTCTGCTGCTCTTTTTCATATTCCATACCAGCACTAATAGCTTCGTGAATATGTGAAGTAATTGATTGAAAAGCGCTCGTAATACCATTGGCAACTAAATGAGCACCCAGAATTTTGCCAAATAAATGATTGGCCTTATCTGCGTGTTCGTTTACTCTATTTAGCTGGCTAATGACTGACGTTAATCCTGACTGTGGCTTTTTGCTTAATTGTTCATCAAGCTCTTTCATCTTAGTCCGAGTTTGGGCAATTTTAGCGCCTAATTCGTTCACCCTAATCTGTTGTTCTTTGAACTCTTTAGAACTGTTACCACTAGCACTCGCAATCTTATTCAGTCTGTTTTGCTCAGCCTCTAGCTGCTTGTTAAGCTCATTATAAGACTGATGTAACCCGCTAGCCTTAACTTTGTTGGCTTCAAACTCGTGGCCTTCGGCTTTTAGTTTAGCTACATATGAGTCTGTTACTTTGGCTGATATTTCGGTTGCATCTTTTAATTGTAAGACACCACTTTTTTGCAGATCAAGTGACTTCTGTGCTCGTTCTTGTTGCCCCTCTAAACTGGCGATTGAGCGCTTGGCAGCGTTAATCTGATTTTCATATTTAACATAAGCTTCTCGGCCTTTTTGAGTGGTTTGATCTAATCCGTTTTGCTCGCTTTTGAGACGCTCAATTACTAATCGTTGTGCTTCAATAGCTCGACCAGCATCTTTGACTTTACCCGCATAGGCCGCCATAACACCTTCACCTGAACGAATTTCAGCAAAGTTAGCTTGCATACCAGATTTTAGTAATTTTGCTTCATTCTTTATTTCTCGCAACGTGCGAGTCATGCCACCATCGTCCATGTTAATTGCGAATTCGTAGCCTTGAATTTTCTCTGTTGCCATACTTTGCCTCCTTTACAACGCACCGATTTGACGTGCTAATTCGAGCGGATCTTGAACACGGTCTTTACGTGACTTGGCATTCAATGCTGTTTGCATTTCACTAAATGAGCTTTGATAAAAGTCACTAGGCAATATGCCTTGTGAAATCAATTGATTAGCAATGTAATCAATATCCTGAATAAAATTATCAAGTTGCCAAATCATTCTGGCTTTGGCAATTTTGGGTCTTCTTCCTCTTCCTGATCGTTGCTGTTGCCTACAGATGGTAATTCTACTCCCAAGAATTGTTTTAAACAGTCATTAAAGAAGTCGTATTCGTCGCTAACCGAAAATTCCATGGACATGACACGTTTCTTTTGCGAAGCATTTAGTTCCAATAAATCACAGGTCGTTTCAGCCACAACCTTTGCAAGCTTAGGTGTTAATTCGACTACACCTGTAATGCTGTCCTCAGTTTCTTCAGTAGTCTTGATGAACTTCTTATATGCTTCGGCCATTTTTTCAACATTTTGACCACTATCAATCAACGTATACTGCGTGCCCGTCCCAATTTTCTTGCCATCAAATTTAACTGATTTTGCCATTATTTATATGCCCCTTTGTGTATTGTTTATTATCATTTATTGTGAACCTGTGCTTAGAATGCGCTTATCAGCATGTTTAAAAGCCGCCCCTAGCGGTATTGTTAATTTATTTTAGGCGACCATGATTATCAGTTATTACTGGTTGGCGCAGATTAGTCACTATCAGTTTTACTAGTCTGTGAGCTTGTGTCAGCTGTAGCTTTAATGCCCCAACGATGACGTGACCGCGTCTTTATAAAACGTTTGTCCAGGAAATACAGCGTCAAACATCGCTTGCTTATCAAATTTAGGATCCGACTCAGCATATACCTTGTATGGTTGGCCGCTGAATTTATCATAGTTCAAGGCGGTAAATGTCAAATTATCATCCTCACGAGTTTCAGCTGTATCCGTGTTTGTTTGAATGTTCTGGCCAGCTTCGGTAAAAATCCCACGACCAAAGCAGAAATAAACAGCAGTACGTGTCACTGGTGAACGTGACTCAATAATAAGGCCAGCTTCAACGGGTTTGTCAGAATCAATGTAACCACCTTTACTATCTGATACCCGGCCTAATAGTTTTTGCTTGACGATGAAATTAATTTCATTTGCGTCGATTGCCACTGACGGTGCCGAAGGTGGATTAGAAACGTCCACAACTTCATTGTTACCAGTAATCTTAGATACCGTCCCAGATAGCCCGGTAATGTTAGCAGTCTTAGTACCCAAGTTACCGTTTGCTTTGCTAGTATCAATGGGGTATACCCCAGCGGCCGCCAACCCCTTATCTTTATCAATAACCGTTGACCCGTCATCGGCTTTAATACCGGTGTATAACATGTTTAAACCTAATGTTGCCATTTAAATGGCCTCCTTTATATAATTAAATTTCAAAGTGTTCGTGATACTTTCTGAATCTGGTGTTAATGTCTGGCCGGCATCGCTATAACAACGAACATCATTGGTCAATAGCACTTGTTTTAACCCAGATTCGATGGCATCCATATCGCCCAAGTAATCTTTAGGATAATAGAGCTGTATCTGAACTTGCTTCGTTGATTGGAATGGAATCCCATTGCCATAATCTTGACTACGTTCAGGTAACCCGCTTATTACTACAATAGGCTCGTCAGTTGAAGTATCGTTAATTGGAATAAAAAAGCTATGGATATGCTCCACAGCTAGTTCTGGTATTTCATTAATATTTGCAACAATTATGCCTTTAATAAAAGCTACCGGTGTCAATTGCCCACCTTCTTGTCCATAGCAGTCTTTAATTGTTCAACAACTGCCTTGCCAACTTGGCCTTTTGCTTCACGCTGAGTAGTCTCCCAAAAGTGTTTACCGGAAACATGGCCATGTTTGGAACCATTACGGTCAACGACGTCCCAGCCATCATTTTGAAAACGTGCAATGTACCCTTTTTCACCTTTGGCTGTAAAACCAACGTTAACCGAGCCATTAGGATGATCTACAGCAATTAATGAATCACGTAGATGTGCTTTTTCAGCATGACCATGTGCCTTGCGTAGTTTTCCCACAGGAATCTTAGGCTTCATAATTTTAATGAACTGATCTGCTCCAGCTGCATTAGCTTTAAGCTTCTCTTCACGTCCAAAGCCTTCCGCCATAGTATCTAAAATATGTTCAAATGAGTCTGCATGTTTAATCTCATTCGCCACGCCCGATCACCACCTTATGACAAGTTATGAGGTCAAAACCATCCGGTGGTAAACCATCATCGTAGGCCACATCATCAATCTGGTAAACATCCTGATGATTGCGTCGTAATTGCATGCCGGTAGCTATTTTTCGATTATGGCGCACAAAGTAAACAGCATTCTGTTTTGAGGTGTCGCCATTTAACGCTAACCTTTGCTGAAACGACAATGACCATTCGCCGGCGTACAAACTGAATTGAGGGAAAAAATCAGTAATAGGATTACCCGTATTAGGGTTAACTTTTCCAGTAGCTGCCTGAGTTCCAAACTCCAATCTAAAATTCATTCGTGCAGGATTAATTGCTTTCGTCATTTGTCCCCGCCTCATATTGCTTTTGACTGTACAACCCTCTGAGTTGACCAATGATTGAGTCCACGACCAGATCAACTGGATTAACAGCGATGGCTGTAATCGATGTTCGATAAGTCCAATATGAACCAGCTAAGGCGTACACGGCCGTTTCAAACAAGTCATTCACGTCTTCCATCTCATAGAACCCTGGAACACCATTCTCATCCCCAATGGCCTGTTTAATGTAGCTAGTGGCCGCAGACAAGTAGCCTTTTAGCAGTTTGTCGTCATCATTACCGTCAATTCGCAAAGATGATTTCAATGTTTTTAAATCAGCTGCCACTTAAATCACATCCTTGCTTAGCCGCCCAGATTGTCACTGCACTGTGTATTTATTGGCGACATAGTTGGCTAATTACTTTCCAGGGGTCGTTGTAGAAGCGCTCGCCGCAAAGTTGGCCGTTTGGTCAGCAATCTTGTCAAATGATCCCGCAACCAGTGCTTCGTCATCGACTAATTCTGCGTCGAACCGATCAATCGAACGAATAGCCGTTTGGTTACGATTAAACGCACGTTCAGTTTGTGTTGAGGTTGCAATATTTAATTGTTGCCGATCAAAGATTGTCATGAATTCTTTGAAATTACCAATATAGAATGGATGGCTCACATATTTACCATTTGAATCTAAATTATCAGGCAGCCACGTATCTTCAACCCATACAACTGTCTTCCCATCAAGTTGATATGTTCCACTATCTTGTGTTACGTCCGGTTTAATCAGATAATCTCCCATAGCATTTTTTACCTTGCGTAAAGTTAAGAAGCCTGATTTGTTAGTCAGGATAGTTGCAGAACTCATTAAAGCCGCATCCAATTGGAAGATAGCATCAAACAAATCATCAAATTTAGTAATCGTTGCTTTCTTCTGCGTATTAGGTAATTTTGTTAGGATAGCATTGTTCCGCGTGACAACGCTCTTGCGTGCAATATGTGTTTGCAGCCAGTTCAGCACGTTTTCAGCAGAATCTGCAAGTAACGAATTTGGCGCATAGAACAAATCTGCATAATCACCAATCTTATAGTTGATTTGCTTTAACGCTGGATAATCTCCTTCTGGAATATCTGTATTTTGATCAGTAATCAGGGTAGCGGGCGTGATTGATCCAAACTTTTCAATATTGCGAGTACCAGTTAATGTTCCGACAGACTCAACATTCACCAAGGGCTGTAAAGAAGCATATTGCCGCATTAATTCATTGATCCGGGTTTGGGCGTCAACTGGAATAGTTAATCCGGCCGCTGAATCATCTGAACCGGAAGAAGTAACCATATCCATATATTGTGATGGATGGCGAAGCATATCTTTAAATGTATCGACAAATTTATGCTTTTCATCTTTTGTTTTCACAATATGCACGCTTTTACTGGCAACTTCATTTTCTGCTTTAGCATCTTCTAAGGCAGACTTGGCAAAGTCACGGGCAGTCTTAGCGGCCTTTAAATCGGCAGAAATTTTTTTGATTTCTTCGTCTGAATATTTGCTAGGATCTGCGACAAGCTCAGTTGCCATCTGTTGTTTTTGGTCTTGGATGTCAGCAACTTTGCTACCAGCCTCAATCCAAGCCGTATTTAAATCGTTAATATTTTTATGCATTAGTTGATCTCCTTTTAATTTTTGCCAAACAAAATAGCCAATTTACTTTTTCGTAATTCCACAAATTGACTATTAGTAGTATTTTCTTTTTTGGCCGTATTTTTATCGTTTGATTTATGCATCAAAGATTTAACTTTAGAAATAATATCCTTGCTAAGTAGTTTCTGACTATCGATAGTATTAGCCACTGTAGTAGTCTGGTTTGTGAACATTATTTCATCAGCAAATCCTTGCTTAACAGCCTCTTGTGCATTAATCCACGTTTCTTCGGACATCATACGATAAATATTTTGAGGATCCATACCAGTTTTTTCTTGATACACATTAACAATAGCCTGATCAGTTGAATCAAGTCCTTGCAAATCACTGGATAAATCATCTGAATTTCCTTGAGATACCGTCGATGCTCGATGAATCATCAGCTGACCAGTTGGTGAAATTTTAACCTGATCACCTGCCATTGCAATAATTGAAGCGGCACTTGCTGCTAATCCAACAATGTCTACTTCAACATTACCAGAATAATTTTTCAACGCTGTAAAAATTTCGGAACCGGCGAATACATCACCACCTGGAGAATTGATTTCAGCTTTGATTGGCATCCCGCCTGCATTTTTAAGTGCTGTTATTACGTCGGTTGGCGTAACGGTTGAATACCCAAAAAATTGGTAGACCTCTGCGTCATCATCGCTAGAAACAACTCCTTTAATTGGTACTGTCTCCATCGTTATCACCTCCTTTTCCTGATTGAATCACAACTTGTTGTGTTGGTGACTTTTCAGCCGCAGGCATTTCATCTGGGAAATAGCCTGTTTGTTGTAAAACCCAAGTTGCTTGATTATTAGCAATTGTGCCATCTTTAGCTAGCCCTGATAGGGTAGCTGCAAATGAGTCGCCCAATGGATCTACAGCAGTCCGTATATTGGCCGTAATCTTAGCATTAAGCTTATTATCCAGCTCAGCTAAAATCGCCTGTAAATAGCGATTAAGGGCATTAGTGTACATGCCTTTGATTTGGTCGATATTACTTTGTTGGTCACCTTGGCCATTCAAATAGCTATCAGGAATGCCGAAAACTTTAGCAATTTGCTTACTCGTCCAATCTGTTTGGCTCAACAGCTTGGTAACATCGGCTTTCATTTCTAGTGGCTTGTAATCTTCAAGTTGATCAATAACTACTGGGCCACCGTTTGACTTGTTCACCTGTTTCATGAAGTTGCGTGAGCGGCTGGCCTTCATCTTCTCACTTAACAGTCCACCGTGCTGAATAGATAGCACGCCAGGAGCGCTAATTGAACGTGCTAGTGCAGCCAACGTTAAACTGTTAGATGAACTCTTGACTTTTAACTCATTCGACAATGCTTTTAATGGACTGTTACCCGTCATACCGCCATCAGTACTAGCCCAGCGAATATGAATCATGTCAGACTGTGGTACATATTGAAGAACGCCCAAGTTAGGCTCATCAAAAGTAATCGTATAGGTTAAGCCACTGCCGTCATCTAATAAGTAGGTTTGCACTTGGCTCGGTCGCAAATATTCCCAGCGCAGATCTAAGCCATTAGGATTACGCCAACGATATGCAAAGCATTCACCACCCAATAACAATTGTGAATACATAGACTGCCAAAACGTGTGACCGTTAGCTGTCGTACTGGGATTGTTTAGGATTCCCTGCGCTCGTGGCATATTGGCCATTAATTGTACCGTGGCTAAGTCTCCAGATATTTGGTTAACCGCTGAATAAATATCTGAATTTTCCAAAGCATCTTTGGCACTAACATACTCATTATTGCCAGTTGGTGACAAAAAATTAATGATATTATCGTCTTCTACTGGCACGCTTTGAATACTAACTGAATTATTTATTGCCGTTGGTGGTTCAAAAAAAGGCATTGTTAATCACCTCCTTTTTGGCCAGCTGTTACGACTTCCGAAAGCCAGCCAACTAAAAACAAAGCTACAGCAATTGCTAGAACGCCCTGTGCCTGCCCAAATAAAAAGGCTGCATATACCCCAGCAATCATACCTAGAATGAAACACAGTACATCAAAATAATGCCAGATAGTTGCAAAAAATTGTTTAAAAATCATCAATATCATCTCCTAGCAATCCTGACTCCGGGTTATTAAACCATTCAAGAACTTGTTTTTCGTTCATACGTTCGACCTGTTTATCAGGATTGTTTACGTCTGAAAAGTCTTCAAAGTGATACATGGCTTGGAATAAGGCATCAATTAACGCATCTACCACATCAATCTTCAATGTGGCCTTAGCTTTATCGACTTGAATACCAATTTTGTCTTCATAAATTTCAGCATTTAGTAATGCCTTTTCCATAATTCGATCATCCAAGCGGTCTACCGAGCCTTCAACAAACATCGTCTGCAAAAACTTAGTTGGATCCTTCAATTCACTAGTCCGCTGCCGAATGGCTTGCAATGGCCACCCTGAATTCAAATCCAATTGCTTGATTGTGGGTGTTAGCCCCCACGCATCATAACCAAAGAAAACAACTTCCAGTCGATGCCGCTCAACAAAGTTAAGTAACCACTGATAAACTTGCTCGTCATTGATTAGTCCTTGAGGATGGCTACTAATTGTGCAAAATCCCTTTTGAGCTAAGTTCCGATAATTAATACCGTCTTGCTTTTCTTTAGCTTCAATCGAACCAGCTTTCTGCCAGGGAATAAAGCTATGCTGATAAATAAACCATCGTGGTTTGTCATTATTATCACGATAAGGAAATACAAACGCTAGCGCCGTGTTATCACTAAACATCGAGTAATCAAAACCAATATAAACTTGCCGATCATCAAAACTAAATGATGATATAATAGCTCGCTCAACGTCAGGCAGTTTCAAGAAGCTGTCGGTCGATTGTTCTAGCCACAAGTTAAGGTTTTTGTTTTGGAAATCGTTGAGTGTGCCCGACAAAGCGTCAGAATCGCGCTTATCTGTCAAGCCGTTCAGCAACACTTCTCGTTGGCTTGGTAAATCTAGTAAGGGATTACTTTTAACCCACATATCGGGCTTATAAGTTTCGTCCAGATTGTCCTGCGACCAAATAAGCCCCAAATATGTATCAGCATCGCGCAAATAATCTTGTTCCATGGCTTGCTGAATCATACGCTCATCATCGTGAAACGGGACAGTGGGATCAGGATATGCCGTTGAAATTTGAATAAATTGCTTATTACGCACCTTAACTTGGCCAGAAACAATTTTAGAAATCTTTTGTCGTGTCTTAATTTCACCAATTTCATCAAAAATAGCCGTTGTAAAGTGAAATGAGTCATACTGACCAGCCTCGTGGCTAATCGCCCGTAGCTTATTATTAGTCTTGCTCATTGTGACTTGGTCGGCCTGTGAAGACAGCGTCCGCGTATCTAATCCACTATCAGCAATCAATGACTTAAATGGCTCAATAGTTGCAATCTTAGCAAGCATTGACTTAATGTAGCCCAGAATTTTACTAGTTTGTTTGTAATTAATAGAAGATACTAAGTAATCTTGGTTAGATAGTCCCAATGACTCAATTAAAAAACTATAGGCAGTGATAATCGCCATCAGATAAGTTTTACCTTGACCACGTGCAACAGAAACAATTGCTCGTGAGAAACGCTTGCCACCGTCATCATTACGCCAGCCAACCAGCATAGCCATAATGAATTCTTGCCACGGCATAAGCTTAGTTGGTTCACCTGTATCAACGTTCGGACAGATGGAAGCAAATTTAAGCACTTGGTCTACTTTCTTAACCGAATAAGTAAAGGGAAATTCAACGCTACCTTGCCGTTGTAAGTCTCGGATATGGCGAAAAGCCGCTAACTTAATCAAATAGCCAGTAACCACCTTATCATCAAGGACATCAAAGGCATACTTTGTGCCCAAATCAGTGTATTGTTGGCGAATCGCTGAGCAGTCTAATGATTGATAAGCTCCAATAACATCATGTGTTTGTGTTAAATCAATCTTCATTATCAGTCTCCTAGAAATTCTTTCATACGGTCATTAATACTTCGCTCGTCCTTGTGGTCATCTAAGTTTAACTTGAGCAAATCGCTACGTGACTTAGGAGATAGTCCCAATTCAGCGCCTAACTTCGTTAGATTCTTAACCGCTGAATCGTAAATTTGTGTCATGGGATTACGTTTGTAGCCCACGAAGTCTCGACCAATTTTTTTACCGGTCTGATCTTGTAACGTTTTATAGATTGCTTGGACTTCACCGTTTTCCTGGATATGTTTATACGCATTGCGATAAATCTCATATTGGGAAGCATATTGCTCTACAAGCCCGCTATCAATGCGCTTAACCGGAGTATTATCTTCTAAAAAAGGCACTAATCGACGCCAAACGACCTTAGCTTGCCGGCCCAAGTAAGCTGGCGGTGTACGTGTTAATTGTCCGTCGTTGACGTCTTTATCTGCTTTTTTCATTTTCTATGCCTCCTTTCGTTATTGGGTGACCCCCCCTACCTAAAAATTTTCAAAAATTGTTTCTATCACAAAATAACGGCAATGTGTGCGCTCTTCCTGGGACGTGTTAGGGGGCGGGGGTTGTTTTAATTTTCGTCACGACCAATTACACTAATAAATTTAAAATCGCTTAAATCGAACGACAGGCACCAATAAATTGATTTAACTTTATTTCTCATTCATTAACACAACGATTGCTGACACATCATTGATCGGCGTTACGCTTTGCAGCTCGTTGCCTTGACCTGTGCCATAAGTTAGTTGTTCCCAGTCAGTCTTGAGTCGGTGACACTTACCGCAGATAACAGCTAAGTTATCAACGTTAGCTTTCAGTGTTTCGTCAAACTCAATTGGCACAATGTGGTCAACTGTCTTAGCAGGCGTGATGACGCCTTGCACTTTACAGTAAGCACACAAGTAATGGTCACGCTCTAGGACTTGTTGCCTTAGATGTGACCATTGCCTTGTCCGATAGAAGTTGTATTGCTGACGCTTATCCTCATTACGATAACGTGTAACCGTGTTGTACTTGTGTGTGTATTGTTTGTCATTGCTACGTGCCCAACGTTGCCGACTAGCCAAGTACTCAGCTTCATGCTCATAGTGATGTTGACAATAGTGGTCAGGGAAAGTGACCATTGCATGGCAGTTAGGATAACGGCATCTTCTTGTCCTTGGCATGTTGCTTTCTCCGTTTCTTTTCCAAACTAAAAGCGCCATGCTGTTTAGCACGACGCTTCTTATCCTTACACCATCTATCTAGCCGGGCATCTGCAGCTACCCATTCAGGCGGCTCGTACCCATAGTTACTGTGTATCATTATTGTCATTTCATACCACCACGACTTACTTTCCAATACTAACTGCTCGTCCGATATCTATTGATTAATCGGATATTTTGCTTGTTTATCATCATCTTTTATTGTTTTGCCGTCTTTTTTCCCAAATAAACGGTTCCTTGTTATTCTCATCTACAACCATAATATCTGTATTTTTATAATTTTCATTAAACAATTTCTCTTTCTCACTAAGGTCGTGTGTTACTACACCTTCTTGGAAATATTCCACTTTTGGAACATTGGATAATTTTAGAATTCCATTTTTATCTTTTATCAATTCAAACATTGCCAATCCAATTTCATTGCTATTCGTATGAAAAATAATGTCAATGCTTTGAATCTCATTAGGATAGTTATATAACTGGGCATAAGTAACTAATAATAGCTCATTTTCAGTGCTTTCCAGATTTGAAGCCTTGATACTTTCGTGCACAAGACTCCAATTCTTAGTGTCTCTTTTAAATGAATCCCATTCTGAATTATCGCCTTTACCCTCTTTGCCATTAATATTCGCACTTGATTTCTTATATTTACTGCAAACATTGTTATCTGCAACTAAACTAGTCACTAAAATACTGATATCGTAAACATTTTTCTTGTTAGAATTAATTATCGAAATGAAATTTGAATCTGAATAAAAATACTTTGATTCAAATTTCATCTTTTTTTGATGATCTTTACTTCCTAAAAGCTCCCGGGGCTGACATGAATGAACATACACTTTCTTTGAAGGTTCAAACGACATTCGAAAGAATAGGTAAAACTTAGGATGGTTATCATCCAAACGTGTTTTTTGTTCAGATTTCAATTGCATTTGAACGCCGTACAACCCAAGCAAGGCTCCTAAATAGCCACCCCAAAATCCAAGCCATCCATCATTACTAGAATCACCCAAAAAAACAGAGTTCAAAAAGTGCATACAAACAAGTAAGATTATAGGTATCACTCCTAGGGCCACAAATCCCCCAATAATTAATTTCCAATTTATATGTGCCATTTCAATTCCTCCAAACTACTCTAACTATACAAAAGCTCCCGCCAATAAGCGAGAGCCAGTTTGGAGATTGCCCGTTTTGGTGCCGTGGACGCGTTTAATGTGCTTGGTAGGGATTTGCACCCTACATGATGTGTGGACGTACTGGTTGTCAACCAACACCCGTTACTCGCACCTAACTGTGCGTCTACCTATTCCGCCACAAGCACGTGTTATACAGTTTTAGCCCTCATGAGTGACCATGCTATATAACAATATCGCCAGTAGGCCTCGAACCTGCATACCATTGTGGCTTACCAATTAGCCCACAGCGATTACCAGTCTGTAATTTGGAGGATTACGTCATGCACGTCAATCACATTTGGCATACTACCAATTTAGCACGATTATAGGGGTCGAAAGTGCACGATTAGTGCACGTTTTTATATTTCATACAATCCAAACCCCTTAGCGCAATCGTTGATAAAAGTTTTCTTTAAGTCAAACGCTTTTCGACGGCTAACATTTATCATATGATTTGCAATTAATCCGTCAATTGTGTACTGCTGGTGTTTCTTAAAATATAGCTCATTTATAATTACTTCTGTATCACGGCCAACGCCGTCTAAACAATCATCAATCACTTCTCGCTGACGCTTCAATGTGTTAATGCGCCGATCATCGTCAATTGTAATGAGCGTATTTAACGCCGTTTCCGGATACTTGTATCGTGCCTTGCCACCTCCGACATTATCATCACGAGGGACAGTTGGATAACGTAATTCCTGTTCACGTTTCTCGATATACTTGTCAATCTTGGGATAGTCACGTAGAATATCTTCAACTTTTCTAATCGTCGTTCGTTTCACTACCAATTCCCCTTTCACTCAACGCCATAATGTCAGCAATGAAGTCCTGGCCAATTTGTTCCTATTGCTCAATTGTCAGTGCCGCGTTCATTTCCAGGTTGGCAACTGTGGCTCTCATTTGGATTGCTTTGGCATATTCGGCGTCAGTCATGCTTGTTCACCCACCACATTATTACCAAACTAACGATTGCAATCGTAGCAGTTGCAATAGCCCAATACCCCACCAATTGTAACGGGGAAGAGTTCCAAATAAATTCAAATATCTGTTTCATTCGTCTTCCTCAGGTAGTTCCGATTTTTTGTACTTTTTAACATGTTTAAGGCGACCGTCATAATACCTAACGTCCATGTCAACTTCTCCGTAATACATTAACTTTGTTAATCCCTTTAATCCTCCGGCAAACATAGCGCCAAAGTTTTTGCGATAACGTCTATTATTAATAATCCCCCACGCATGATTAAAATCAACAGACTGCTTTCTTAGTTCTTTCAAACCATCAAAAAAGTCTTCGCTGACTAGGTAAGAATACCCTAAATATGACTTTAAATATTCTTTCATTTTTCCGCCTCCAGTAGTTCCGCGTTCTCGTGCACGTTGCCAATAACTTCAATGCTCTGTTGTCCTTTGTCAACTTCACGTAACGTCAAGAATACTACTTTATAGATATTAACTCCGAATGTCCCTGTATCATTAATCACTGGTGCCGTTTGGGTAACGGTCTTAGGCATAATTATTTTTGGCTTTAGATTATCTTTGTCGTCATAGATATATGTCTTTGGCTCGTTACGACTAAGTCTTAAAATATCGCCTTCATAGATATCCTTGCCGTTCACGTCTGTCAGGCCGGTAAACTGCTCAAGCTTAAAATCACTTGCGTCTAAGGCGTCCAAGGTCAACCCTTTCAATTCGTTATATTCCCTAATTACCTTGCAATCGTTGTCCCACGCTCTAAACTTAATCATCGTCGCCATCTCCTACATAAAATAACGTTCAAATAGCTCATTAGGTATTAAAAATTGCTCACTATCACGGTCTTCGACAATCCGATCATTAAGTGAAACTGGCTGTCGTCTACACTGATTCTCCTTACCATAATTTGCTATGAATTCAAATCCCCATATATTAGTCCAAATCAACCCATGATATTGAAAGATTGCTTTCCAAGTGTTTATTGGTCTATCTAGTTTTTTATCAAGCTTATCAGCAGTCTTAAATGCTTTCTGTACTTCATCACCCAATTCACTGGTAATCTTAATTGCGCTAAATTCTGTTGGTTTAGCAACACATTTATCGATTTTAATCATCGTCGCCATCCCCTTGCGAATAATCAGTACCAAAGTAAGGCTTATCTAAGTGCTCCATCTCAAACAAGGCAATCGTAATTCCATCTTTTGTTTTCGTGTCGCCTTCTACTTGGCAACTAATAGCATCATTTATTAATCGCCTACGTAGCTCCTTCATTTCATCACTCATTTTCAATCCTCCGGGTGTATTAGTATTAATGCTAAAGAAATCAAGATAGCACCAATCGTGCAAATTGTTCCCACAATTATTCCAGCCTCAATAAATATATTAACTAGAGCTGTCACGCCAAGTACGCTTGAAAGACAGATGATTATTCCAAAGCCAATTTTATTTCTAGTGCTCATTTTCAATCCTCCTTGAACGCTTCAAACGCCCACTTTCGTTCCTCGTTAGTTGGTTCCTTGACGATTATCATGCTGTACTGCTATCTTTCATGAATACTAACCAATGGGTTTTGCCACGCTTGTCGCCAAACAGCGGTTGGTAACCAATCGCATCTAGCAGCTCGCTCAGCTTAATTTGCTCTTCGTTCCATTTGAATATTAACGTGCCGTGAGGCTTCAACACTCGCATACACTCGGTAAATCCCTGACGTAGATCAAAAGGCCAAGTTTCGTCCAACGTTCCATACTTCTTGGCCAGCCATGATGCTTCACCTGCATACCGTAAATGCGGTTGATCAAAGACAACCATGTAGAACGAATTATCGTCGAATGGCATATCACGAAAATCACCAACCACATCCGGTTTAATCTCAATTACCCGGTCGTGTCCAAGGTTACTGTCTGGTGCTGTCACGGTTTCATTCCGCTTATCCATATATGTTACGTTCGGATTATGCTTATTGAACCAGAACATTCTTGAACCGCAGGAAGCATCCAGAATCACTTTGGTTCTTGACATTTACCCACATCCTTTTTATTCTCCTCGGCGTGTTGCTTCATTCGCCGGTGCTTCCGTTTAATCGTTGCACGCTTCTTAGTGTGTTTAGGCATTCTCGTCCTCCGTAATGTAGTATTTATTTTCGTCAATCGCACGAATACGCCTATCCAGCCAAACGTTACTGTGCTTTAGCTCCCGAGACGTCCTAGTTTTACCCTACTTGCCTTCCATGACTAATTTAATGGCATTATACTGGGTACGCGTAATCTCCGTGTAATCGCCTGATACGGCCTTAATGCCAGGCATCTTATGCAAGTTAGCTAGTTTGCTCTCAGGCACGTTATCCAAGCTGCCATATCTCGCTTCTAGCTTATGAATTACTTCCAGTTCTTTAAGCCAATTTTTTCTTGCCATAGGCTAACTTCCTTTCAAGCTCCTGTTCGTAATGATCGTGTATCTCATTCGTACAATTTGGGCATGGGGCAAACGTGAAACCATAACTCCCAAGTGGTTGCTGAACAACTTTACTACCATGACATAATTCACAACTCATACACTTCTGACTCCTTCCATGTTGTCAAACAGCAATTGACAGCTAGTATCCTTGGTATATAAACGATCAATTGTCTGACCACTATACATGTTTTCTAACTGGCTTCGTGTATTGTTGGTAGTGATAATCGTTGCTAATTTGCCATCGTTAATGTTAAGGTTCCATCTGGCATTGGCAACGTCATACATCAACGTACGTAAATCTTTGTGCACTGGCTTGTAGAACCCTTTTTCAGTCGGCTTACCACCTTCAGTACCAAAGTCGTCTAGCACCAACACGTCGACTTTTTTCATGTCCTTTAGAACATAGTTTAAGTGTTCTCTGACATCTGGCGCATCGTATTTCTCGTTGACCAGCCGTAGCAACTCAGCTGTTGAAACAAACATCGCTGTTTGGCCTACACTCATTAGCTGATACATGATTGCTAGTGCTAATGATGTTTTGCCAACACCGGGGCCGCCTGCAAGTGCTACGTTGAACTGGTTAGTCTCTAATTGCCTAGCTAACTTAAATGCCTGATTGCCAAGCTCTCTAGCTTTAGCTTGATTAGGCTGTTTATCAACCTGCCAATCATTAAAGCTAAATCGTAGTGGCACGCCTCCAGACCAGACTGACATGCGATAGTAATACCGTTTCCGGTTAGCAACCACACCAGCATTGGCACGGTCAATCGTTTGATGATCCAATTCTTCTTTGGTTGGCAACTTAGTTGTATCAATGCCTCTAGCCGCTACTACTTTCTGAATCGTGGATTGATTGAATAACTTCGTTACATTTTCCATTAGCCAAACCAGTCCTCTCGTGTTTGTGGCGCTACTTTGTTACTTTGGTTACTTTGCTGATCTCTCTTAGCCCAATTACGAATGGTAGCCAAGTAATCTTTGTAGTGTTTACCACTAGATTGAACATACCCAGAGACTCGCTCAATACGATCTTGCCAATCTTTTGGAAACTCTGACTTAAGCTTTGCCAATTGTTCATCAGTCAGTAAGACATTCTGGTATTGTCCATATTTGTGTCGTACTGGTTTGGCTTTTCCTGGCTTGGGCTTACCTGGTTCTATATACTTACCTTTACTATCCTTACCTAACCTATCCTTACCTAACCTATGCGGTCCATTGTCCGTCCATTGGTTGTCCATTGGACGTCCAGTAACTTTACCCGTGTCAGCACGTGGCTTGGGTTCAGTTAATTCTATGTTTGGCAAGATTTCTAATAGCAAGTCCTTATATATCGAATCCACTTTTCTATCCGCTCTAATTCGATTATTTTCGTTCCAATCCGTGATATAGGCAACTAAGTCATCGTTTAAAACATTTACAAAATTCTTAGCTACTAGTATTCGCAAATCGTCCTCAACTGCCCCAGTTTGCCGCATAACCGAGAACGCTTCTACAACACCATCATCATCCGCATGCAGCCCCAAATGGAAATAGAGTGCCTGACTGCTCAACGGCATCTTTAAAAATTTAGCGCTATCAGTTATACGGTTACTAAACATTCTTCTCTGTGCCATCTCTTAATCCTCCCTTATTTACTAGTAGGCATTCCACCCACCCGGTGTATTAGTCACTGCTGTATTTACCTTTCAAGCCAATTCGCTTTAACGTTTCTTTATCTAGTTTTATGCCATCTACCGGAACGTGGTATTTTGCACTAAATTCCACGGATCCAATTTGCTCAATCTCGCTGTGATGGACTCGACACAATGCCATAACGTGCCGTTTGGTGTGGTCAACGTGTGTTCTGTTCAAGCCGGCTCCGATAACGTCTACATGATGGATATCAGCACGATTACCACAGATCATGCAAACTCGGTGGCGGCAACATTGAAACAGATAATATTCTTGCTCACGCGGCAATAGCTTATAGCCTTCCTTGAACGGCACGTGCCACTCAAACATGAAGTCGATGACTAGGTCTAGCAACTGGTTAGCATCGCTCACAGACGATTCTGTGGTGTCTGACAAGCTAATCTGCTTGCCAAACGTATATGACTCATATTGCAAATAAAACAAGTTTTTCAAGAAGTCTGCCGGCATACCTGACCACGTATAGATGTCACTAAGCAACGCGAAGAACAAGCGTCGCTGTTGTGGCCTAGCTTTACGTGTGTCAGCTAATTCCGAGTACGTGTAGTATTCATCAGCAGAACCACTTACCGTCTCAACATGGTCAAGGTTAGGCTTATGGTTGAGCTTCTGAACCTGATACCACTCGCCATCTTTTTCAATTAACTTAGTCGGTAGCAGTTCCACACGATCACCTCAACTTAAAACGGCAAGTCATTGTCCGTAATATCAATTTGGCCGCCAGCTGAAGACACTGGTTGCTGGTGTGGCGCTTGATTATTTGACTGTGATTTACTCTGGTTACTTTCGCGATCCGGTAAATCAAAATCAGTGACGTTCACTCCTAGCTGTGTTTGTCCGTTGTATTCATCAACTTCAAACGTACCTGTTACCAAAACATGATTGCCTTTATGGAAATATCGCTCAATCGTTCCAACCCGCTTACCCCAGACAGCACATCGAAACCAGTCAGTGCCATAGTTGCCTTGATCATCCGGGTGATTCTGCCTTACTGCTAAACTAAAGTTAGCAACTTGCATACCGCTTTGCGTTTGTCGCACTTCGGGGTCCTTACCTAAGTTTCCTGAAATAGTGATTTGTCTCATGCTGATTGTTCCTCCTTGTCAACGTACGAATTTAATTTATTGGTGACCATCTCAATTAGCTTGTTAGCACTACTGTGCGTGAGCTTATCAATGCTGCCAACCTTCTTGAGATAAGCTTTAGCAACGAATTCCTTGTCCTTGTTCGTTACACCCGCCAGAGATTCAAATAGTCTGTCGAGTTGGTCCCTTTGCTCGTTATTGATAAGCGGTTCACCAACTGTTGCGCTACTGTCAGTTGTATCTGGATCTTCTTCCTTGTCGGTGATGTTAAACAACTGTTTGTAGAAGTATTTTTGAGCACTCGTACAAGCTTTAGCCATCGCTTTTTCACCGCTATCTTGTCCACTACCAGGCATTGACCCGGTCTCTGTTTCCGCACCGTCGGTAATCAAGAATGTCCCCATAACATCAACAAAGTGATTAGAACCTCCACGTTTACTCTCCTTGTCATATTGATTAATGACTTGGTAATTCGGAATTATTCGGATTCCAACACCTTGAATGGCATGTTCAACCGCAGCTTTGATAGATCCTTCGGATTGAAATTCATAATTCTGAAAGCTATTCTTACCGTCTTTATGAACCGCACCAATTGACTTAGCAGCCTCATTAAGTTTCTGCATCAGATTAAGCTTCTCATTCATCATTAGTCCTCCTTAGCTTTTACGGAAATTTTGGGCTTTTTGAGCGACCCATAATACCCCGGCAGTGCCTTAAGACTTGAGTCCATGATCTTTCCATCAGGGGTTACATAGAGCTCTCCACTTGCTAGTCGGTTCTTAATCTCCGTTTCGTTTACACTCCGGGACGTCTTAATCAAGGTATCGTCAAAACGTTCAAAGACTGCTGTAAGCTCTTTGGGTGTCGCGTCCTTATCTCGTTCAAGGTTCCAGTTACGAGACGTACTAGGGTTAACGGTGCCCATTTTGAAGTGAAAGAACTCAGTATCAACTTGTTCTTGATCACCCATTGCCATTCGCTGTAATTCTTGTAGTTGGTCAATTTGCTCATCTACCGTCTTGATGGCCTTTCGATACTTATCAACTTCCATTTGTGGTTTTAGCATGGCCTTTTTAAAGGCCTTCTTATCTCGGGTAGCCCGCTCAAGCTTGGCTTCCATTTCATCGAGCGTCATGCCCGCAGTTTCTTCTTTAATCATTCTCATCGTCCTCCTCATCAGCAATGACGCCACTTTCAATCAGCTCTTCCTCGGTAGGCTCATCATTGCGCCAGCCTTCCGCAGCTTCTTCTTGATCAACCAGCCAGCTATCGTAGCCGTTCATTTCACCCACCTCCATGTCAAGCGTTGTCTTAGTGACTGTTTCGGAGTACAATAGAACTCGAAAATGAAATTGTTAAGCGTCTTAGCTGCACGGGTACTACCAATACTCGAGCAGCTTTTTTCGTACTCAAATTTAGGCTTTAGCGATACATATTGCGCAATGGACGCTTGCAATCTTTCCAGATTATTGATAATGATTGTTACTGGGTGATAGCCCACCGTGTAGTCTGGCAGATTAATTACTTCATTCGCCATTATTCAAGCCCCCGTAATTCGTTCAATTCTGTTTCACTCTTATCTAACATTTCGTACAACTTGGCCAGCGATTCGCCATCACTGATCCAAACACTGTTGATAACATGCTTTAGAAACTTGATGTGATTGTTCACGATTTCTTCCATAACTACCGTCCTCGCTTTCTTAGCACTTGCAAACGAGACTGCTTTGGAATAGAGTAGATGTTGTTTATAATTGTCTCTTCCATTAGTCCATCGTTAGCCGCTACTAGCGATGGCTTTTTTTGCACTCGTTTCCAGTTGTTAACTGATAAAACTGATGCTTTTGGCATGATTATTTCTCCATTTCTAATGCTTCTTGCCAATCAATGACATAGCCGCCACCAGGACACTTGCTAACTGAAATATCTTCTTTTGATAGTGTGTTGATAACGCCGATACTAATTCCAGACTTGTTCCAGATGATTGAGTGATGGCCTGACAAACTAGCAACATTCATTTCAGTTATTAAATCATTTGCTTGTGCCTTGTCAGCATTGGCAACTAATTTATTGCCAAGTCCAACAAACGCATCTGTGTCTCTTACCATTACATTTCCTCCTAAATTCCAAACCAGTTTCTAATCTCCCGGCGTTTGTACCACACGGTTGTTAGCGCCCAGGTTAATATCGCTACTTCTACCATGGCAATTCCTCCCAATGAGATTCCAAAAAGTCAGCCATCACGCTAGCCTTAAACTTCCAGGCACTACCGCGTCCCTTGTGAATTATTTGACCTTGTTGCTCCATTCTGCCAATCTGTCGGCTGTATTTTGGATTTTCAATAATATTTTCTTTAATCCATTTAATCGATTTGTTTCCACACCGGTCACGTAAATCGTCCATTATCCAGGATCGCCCCAACAAGGATTGATCCAGCAATTTGTTATACGCCTCTTTATCAACTAATACGTATTGGTCCATGTTTTTAACGTGCATCGGAACTGCTGCCACTTTTAATGCTTGCATAATAGAGTCTCCTTTCTAATTTAATATTGCTAGTCCTTCCATGCTGGCTTAGTTGTATACTTGACTTATTTCAATTAATCGAGGTGACAAATATGACAAACACATACGTACTTCCTGAATCTCAGTGGGAAGTAACCTTCTTGGATAAATCTGACGCCGATATTTCCTATCATGAATCAGTATGTCGGTTGTTAGATTTATTAACTGTAAATATCAGTAATGCATTCTGTATTACTGATATACCCATCGGTAAAGTAACAAACATTCCTTTTAGTAAGAATCCGCTAAAAGTTGCCGGAGAAAATGCAATCATCTTAGATGCTTCTCCAGGATGCTACTGGGGACAATATGCTTTCCAATATGCTCATGAGATGTGCCATTACCTAATTGATTCCCAGTGGCCGCCTATGCGTGATGAGTGGTTTGAAGAAGTCATCTGTGAATGTTCCTCAAGATACTGGCTAAACTGGTTATCTAAGAGCAATTTTTATCCATTGTCTTCTGACATTTTCAAAAACTACGCATTTCAACGAACGCTTCACATCAATTCATTCAACTTAAAAGATTTGCAAGATGAAGAATCTCAAATTTTGACTTGTTTCCGGGGAAATCATGAAAGCCGTCTACATTTCAATTTTTTAGCTAATCAAATCATGCCAATTATCAATGATGATCCAGAAATTTGGTCAGAAATGTTTCTCCTTAGAACTATTTCAGATAACTTCACCTTCATGGAAAATCTGAACAACCTTGTATACCAATCGCTCAAACATAAAAAATCATTTAAACGTATCGTTGCCCTGTTTCTTTGATACGTTGGGGTGCCCTAAAGGGCCTTTTGGACCCGGATCATCGCACCCCACATATCGCATTCTGAAGGCTTCCGTGTTACTTGCGATAACACTGAGGTCTTTTTCAATTGCCCATAATACGTGTACTAGTTGCTTTAGTGTTTTTGTCATACTGCTTCGCCTCCTATGCTGGCTGTTCAACTAATGGCATGATTCCCTTTGACTTTAAAAAGTCATACAAGAACTTTTGCCCCGCCTGCGTCCACTTCATCGTGTTACGTACCTGCTTGATACCATCGCTGTTCGTATACTCGTATGGTTCAACGTGCGTATAGCCTTCGTCTTGATACTTCGCGTACAATAACCATGTTTTGCCTTGCTTGTATTGAATGCCTAAACCATGTAGCAACTTGTTAAACTCACGTGTCGAGTAACCGTAGTTCTTAGCAATCATTGAGATTGTTTCCAGTCCCTTGTTAGCTAACATGCTATCGGTGTAATCCGCCTTGGGCTTCAACTCCCGGATAACTAAGTCCTTTTGCTTGAGCTGGCTGCCTGCCTTCAATAGCAAGTCGCCTAACGCGTCCTTGTCGTGCGTAATGTCGTAGGCTGTCTGGTCAGTCATGTAAACGCCATTCTTGCGGATGGACGGGAGCACGTCGTGAGTTACCCAATATTGAAATTTTTTAGCTTTCTTACTATTAGCCTTAATAGCCAATTCGTAAAATTGTGGCTCAGTGATGAAATCACCTTTTTTAATTTGCATCCCCACTTCTGGGGACGATAAATATTTATTGACGCGTTCCCAACGAACAACTTCGTTACCACTTTTGGCAATTTGGCTAATTCCAATACCGATAGCTGCTTGCTCAGCATCAAATTGAATGCTGCCATCATCTAACTGTCGAACTGGCAGGTTGACATATCCATCTGTAAAGCTTTTGATTTTTTGCATTGTACTTGCCTCCTTAAACTACACTTGAAGTGTACTTCCCTTTAAAAAAAATAATGCTGTCAAACGATATTTTACAAATAGCCGCAAACTTCCAAGCGGTATCTACCCGAAAAGACATATTTCCGCTTTCATACTTTTGATATGTTTGACGAGACATTCCTAATTTTCGAGAAATTTCTTGCTGTGTAAAACCAGCTTTAATACGAGCGGACTTGATATCAAATTTATCATTTTTCATATTATCACCTCCTCTTGACTACATTTATAGTTTAGTACACTTGAAGTGTACTTGCAAGTAAAAAACGACATTTTGACATTATTTTTTTACTCGGTGTTTACTTTTATGTACTTCAAGTGTACAATTATTTTAACAAGTAAATAGGAAGTGAAAAAAATGAACCTTTCACAAAACATCAAAAGGCTTAGGAAAAGTCATGGTTATACTCAAAAAGATTTAGCATCTATATTAAAAGTTAAGCCTACTTCGATTTCTGCATGGGAATCAGGACGTAATAAGCCATTAATGGACAAAATCACTATAATGTCTACTCTGTTCGGAGTATCAACAAGCGAATTAGTAGGTGACACGTTTTACAAAAACGATATTAATGATATCTATAATCAATTAAACCCTGATCGTCAGCAAAATGTTTACAACTACGCTGAGAATCAACTGAAAGAACAAAATGGTAAAGTTGTTAACTTGCCACTCGTTGGTAAGTCAGCCGCTAACCCTACTGAATTGACTTATGGTGATGTAGAAATCGAACACGACGACTTCACTGACGTGCCACATGGGGCTGACACAGCCATCCGTATACAAGGCGATTCGATGGAGCCACTAATCCACGATGGTCAAATTATCTTCTACCATCAGCAAGAAGAAGTTGAAAATGGTGAGATTGCTATTGTTGAAATTGATGGTGACGGTGTTACTTGTAAGCAAATTTACTACGACTACACTTCTGATGAAGTCATCTTGCGATCTATTAATAAAAAATACGAACCACGTCATGTTAAAGATGACCAGGTACGTATTATAGGCAGAGTTATATTATAGGAGCTTATTGCTCCTATGCTTATGCGCCAAAAAGAACACACGTTCTACATATTTAGCGGTATTATACTTACATAAGACCAGATACGGATGTCGGTAAAAGCTGGGGAATTGGAGGAATTATTGTAATGAAAAAAGTTATTATGGTCAGTTCTGTTTTATTAGGAGGACTGTTACTTGCAGGTTGTGGAAATTCGAGTGCATCAAGCAAGGGCTCATCGAGCACTGTCAAATCTTCGAGTAGTTCAAACATCAAAATTACCAATAGCGATATTTCCAATCTGCAAGATGGCACTGCTGATTCATTAACAAAATCCAACTACAAAAAATATGCCAGTTCTTTGGCAAACTCATATTCAAGGGATTCCGATGACTATCACAAAAAGCATATCTCTAACTCAAATACCAACCCTAAGAAGGGAGATTACCAGATTTCAGTTAAAAATGGACTTGAAATGACCTATTTATCAAATTTAATTGATATTCCCGATCAAAATATTAAGGGCTTAAAACTTTTTAATACGCAGTACTGGTTATCCTCTATTGATAAAATAAGCAAGTCCTCATTAAACCAAATTGTATCTGGCAGTGACGATACAAAACCAGTGTTTAATAGTGATAATGACACTATTAAAGATGGTGATGCTGTGGTTATGGTAACAGTTGAAACTGATTTCAAAAATACAACTGATCAAACGCTTAGTTACGATGGCTTATCTGGATACGCTGGTGGAGATTACGACTTCACTACTCCAGATGGCAAACAATTCGATCGTGAAAAGGTTTTGTACAATGACGAAACTGCTGATGTAGATGTGCAAGCGGGAAAAACTGTAGAAGATAAAGACATGATTATTATTCTCGCTACAGGTAAGAATCTCAAAGCCGCGCTCAATAAAATTCCAAACACCTACTTACAAATTAAAACTGCCGGGGCCGAAACTAAAGACTATGATCAAATCGACGGAACCCGAACAATTAAACTTAACTTAAAACACTAAAACCAACAATTAGGGGTAAAGCTATGGAATTATATGTAGGAACGTACAGCACACACGTGTTCGACTTTACCATTGCAATTGGCATTATTTGCTTCATAGCGCTAGTCGTCATGTTGGTTTACTGGAATCACAAGCGAAAATAGCGCCCTCGCCCACTACAGCCTAGCGGGCAACATGCGAGCGTAGTTCAACGGTAGAACATGTCTACTCCAAAATAGAGTCTCCCACACTTATCAACTACTATGCAGGTTCGACTCCTGCCGCTCGCGTTGCAACAAAAAAAGAAAGAAGGCACATTATGAATAAAGATATTTCAAGGTACGAATTAATAGAAAATATTACTAATGACCTGGCAGAGTTTATTAAATTAAACGCCATTATCCATCTACACAAAGATAGCTATTCCAAAGCAGAATACAATCGTATGCTTAAAGGAATTGAAGACGATCTGGCGACACGCTTCAAGCAAGGAAAGGAATAGTAAAATTTTGCCAGTCAAGCCAATTGAATCATTTCAGTTGGCATCTTGCGAGCGTAGTTCAACGGTAGAACAGTACTCCTTTGAATTGCTAACTAGATACTTTCAGATGCAGGTTCGACTCCTGCCGCTCGCGTTGACCAGATACTGATGTCATTAAAAGCTGACTTGTTTGGGGGTGATTAATATGACATATTTTGATCCTGACGAAATACTTCAAACAAAAGAAGAAGCTTTAGATTACATGGAAGTGCATGGCATTATGACAGATGCCACCTTTCCAAAGCTTAATGATACGGGAAACACTGATAAACACATGGCTCCTGTTTACAAATATCTTAGAGGAAATGGTATGTATATACTTCACACTGGTTTCTATGATAGAACATTTAATTTTGGTGCAATATACTTTATGTTTGATGCAAATCGCTTTGATTATCAAACTGCACCAGCTGAAGTTAAGAAGATTTTGAAAATTTGGTCAAAGTTTCAATCTAATTAAACTAAAAAGCACATCTCCACCGGTCAAAGTTTGAGATGTGCTTATAATAAATTTGAAGAAAGGATTGGGTCTTAACGTACATGGTGTTTAACGTATTCGATTGCTGAATCATCCAGTTGCAACCAATGGATGTACTCGCCATCGCCAATATCAACAATAGCATTGCCAGCTAGTAAACTCTTTAGTGAAGTAATAGAAATATTTTTTTCTTGTGGAAACTGGCTTAACATAGTTTCCGTACCGGGAAAGCAAAATACATCATTCTTCGATTTTGCTGGAAATATATATTGTTTTGAACACATACGAACACCTCCCACTTACAAATATGAACGAAAACAAAGTGCCAAAAACGCATCAGGAATTACGAGACAACTTTAATGATCATTTATCAGATTTAATTCTCGCTGCTAACCAATATGACGCTGGAAATCGCAGGCGCATAAAACTTGCCTCACCCATTCTTAGAACACTATTTTATAAACAAAGGTATGGGGAAATAATGATAAAAATATTGCCCCCAGAAATTTCCATTGATTTTGAAAGATTTGCATCATCTGTGAGTATTGCCAATGATACCGTCCTATACGGTGGTCCAGTGTTAAATGGGCAAGTACCTGATCCTGATTTCAAAAAGCCTAAAAAGATTTATCTCCCATTGTTTAGCATGGAATCCATACATTGGATAAGTTTTGATCACTGGTGGAATGGACGCATACTTTATGTAAATGGCGAAGGCTTTAAAAGATGGGAACTTGTCAGATACATGGCAAACCAGGATGGCGGTGCTCATGAAGACCTTGCATTGGGTGAAAAATATAGTAAGTTAAAACGTAATTTATTTTCAATGGAAGATAATAATGGAGGTCATTATAAAGAGCTTAATCTTGCTCTGTTAAGACAAATTGTTCATGAAACATTGCTGAGCTTTGACAAAATGAATCTTTTACCTGAGACCTACACATTTTCCAACCATGATTCAAATTTTTCAAACAATACAGCCAACTTTTCTATTTCCCAAATGAATATTAGCAGGGGAAAGTCCCAAACATTTGAATATTATTAGATAATTTCACTTTTAATAATAATAAATGAAATGTTTTCACCTATTATATCACAAAAAGCACATCCGCTCCCGCCAAGAAGATTGATGTGCTTAACTTGAATAAATACTAACGGGACTGTTGCACCCTTTTGCCCTTCTAGTATATCACAAGGAGGAATTTATTATGGCACAAATCAAACGTGTGAAAAAAGGTTACCTAGTAAGAATTTCGTATAGAGATCATGCAGGAAACTACCTAAGTAAACGAAAAACATTCACCCGTAAGCGAGATGCAGAGGAATTTGCTAACTCATTCGAAGTTAGTAAATTTTCTGGTGAACTAGAAAAGAAGCCATCTATCGAGTTCTCTAAGTACTTCTATTCTTGGTATGAGACGTACCGCAAACCTAATCTTGCTTATATCACGACTCGTAGATATGAATTAGTCCATACTGAAATAGAAAATTACTTTGCTCATGCACGTATTGCAGATATTACTCGTAAGGATTACCAAAAATTCATTAACCAATATGGCAAAAATCATGCGAAAGATTCAGTGAAGAAACTGCACAATTTAATTAAAGCTTGTGTTGGCAATGCTGTTTTTGAAAAAGATGTTGAAACTGACTTCACTTATAACGTAATTATCACTTATGACAAAAATCGTAGTCTTAAGATTGATTACCTAAGTCTAGCTGAGATTAAGCAACTAACAGCTTATGTACAGAATCACCTCAACCCTCGTTACACGTCACAATACATGATCATGACTGCCATCTTTACCGGGGCACGATTAGGAGAAATCATGGCACTAACTTGGAAAGACATTAATTTCACGTTCAATACTATCTCAATAAATAAATCATGGAACTATGTTGAAGGTGGTGGATTCAAGCCAACCAAAACCGAAAGCTCAAATAGAACCATCCGTGTTAACAAACAATTTTTAGATAGTCTGAAAGCACTTAAGGTAAATAACCGAGAAATGGTATTTGAGAACGTTGCCCATGACATTCCAACCTCTAACGGCGTTAATAAAGTTCTACGCTCTGACTTAAAAGCATTGGGCATCACACGAAAGGGATTCCACTTTCATAGTCTGCGGCACTCTCACGTTGCGTTCCTGCTCTCTCAGAACATTGACCTATACATTATATCGAAACGTCTTGGTCATTCTGATATTGGCACTACGTCCCGGATATACGCATACCTAATTGATGAGTATAAAGCACGCTCGGATGAAAAAATTTCCGGCTCTTTAGACAAACTTTTTAATAGCCCACAGACTGAAAACGAAGCAAAATTCAGTATTCATTTTTGATAATAAACATTCATTTAATTGCATAAATAGCAAGTATAAAAAAACGCGTTTTTTAAAATTTGTCTTTACTTGTCGCTGATGTCTTAAAAACGTTATTATAACAATATTGTCTATGTCTGCCTGGGGCATAATTAGTCTATGAGCAATAAAAGAGCCACGGTAAACACTTATTTACTGGGCTCTTTTATTTTGTGAATTTTAACAAAGTAGTGCCTTTGCAAAGATTTTTACGCATTTCTTCAATAAGGATGAATTCATAATAATTTTGCTCAACCGATAAGTGCTGGTCCACCTCACCTATCCGTTAGACACACTAACCACGGCAAACGGGCCGTAGCTCCCATTGTTAGGGGAACTATGGCCTTTTACTAACGGTTAAATAATTGTTGGTCACAGTAGAACCTTCACCAACGCTTCAGAAACTGAGGCGATTAATTTCTGAAAATCCACAAAAAGTCCTATGCAACCCACGATTTTAGTGTATACTAGATATGTTGACGAAAAGTTAACGTGATGGCGGTAGTGGCGAAGTGGTTAACGCACCGGATTGTGGCTCCGGCACGCGTGGGTTCGATTCCCACCTACCGCCCTTCTAAAAAAGCACGTGCAATTGCACGTGCTTTTTATTTAATCAAATTTTCTAATCACGCCTTCAGCCAAGCCTTCAAAGCGGCTCCAGTGCGTGAAGTGGGCACGTCAACTGCTGCTCGTGGGATTCCGCTATACTGA